CGATACCCTGCTGTAGCTGAGTCAACAACCTGCGTACCGCCCTTACCTAAAACTTCGAGAACCTTCGCACCACTAATATCTAGAATCGCTTCTGATGAGCCTTTCGTTACACTATCTAGTGCGTCGGTAAACACACGGTTAACAAGACTTTCATCGCTTGCTGTTTCAGCTTGTGATAGTTGCGTATTATCAGTACCTCTGATGTAAGATTCTGCTTCATTATAGAACTTACGAACTTGATCTCCGACTGTACCGCCTGCGACCATTCGACCGAATGTTAATAGTGTCGTGCCTGTTAAGCCTTGAGGAGACGACATAGCGACTGTACCGATGGTCGGTAGCAGGTCTAATGCCGAAGCCTTCCAACGGTCTACGTTAGTCCAGTAATCTAAGTCACCGTACCCAAGTTCTTGGCTCTCATCGGTGTTTACGAGGTCACTGTATGTAGCCGATGTTGGCATATTCTGCGAAACTGGTACATCCGCATTGGGCATAGCCGGTGTAGGCTGTGGAGCCTGTTCAGGCTGTTCAGGCTCTTGAGCCCCAAACTGTGATGTGATGATAGAGCGAATCTCGTCATCGCTCATATCAGCAGGAAACTCTAGGACACCTTGGCCTGGAATTTCAATCTTTTGGAAAGCCATACTTACCCCTATAGGTCTTCGAACTGCTGTGTCTCAGGATTCCAACGACGTATTCTAGTTGGTTGTACGTTCACTTGTGGCATACGCTTGCCCGGACGTTCTTGATTGATTGTTTGTGTAGGAGGTGATTGACGAGCCGTTTCAGCCTTTTGTTTTGCTTCTGCACGAGCGCTTTTAACAAGAGTTTTACCTTCTGCGATGCGAGTTCTAGCTTTTGTCAGGTTCTCTTTAATAATCCTGACCTGAGTCATAAACTCACCTTCGCTCATGTTCTCATTCAGAGCGTTAGCCGCGTCAGTTGCAGCTTCACCTTCTGCACCCGACAAAGCACCAAGCCCTTTCAGTTTATCAATCTCACTCAAGAACGACTGACCACGAACCTGTGATAGCTTCGCAGCAAAGTCAGCACCCGGTGATCCCGGAACCCAGTTAAAGATACTAGACAGGCCTACGCCCCATTCCCATCGACCGCCTTCGTCAAGAAGCGCATCGATTGTATCAATAGCTCGAGTATTAATCGCTTCAGCGTTTGCAGTGTTCTGAGCAATTTCAGCAGAGTTTGTACCGATGATACCGCCTTCAGCCTTAGCAATCTCTTGCTCTCTGATGATATCTGGCTCTTCGCTTGGCTTAAGTTGTTCTTCTCCGATCTTCTTGATAGAGTTATCAGCGCCTTGGAAGTAGATGTTCTTACCGTCACTGAAGATGTTACCTTTACGCTGTAAAGACTGGAACACTTGACGATCTTCTTCGCTGTCCAAAGACTTGTAAAACTTGTAAGTCGCAACAGCAGCGGGGTCTTTATTTTTAGTAACCCATTCTTCAGCCTTATCAAGGTATGCTTGACCGGCCTTTGCTTGTCCGTTATTGATTAACTCTTTACCGACATCGATATAGTAAGTGTATGGGTTATCTTGATCGTAGGTAAACTTATTGATGATAGCTTCAGTTTTCTTACGCTCGTCTTCTGTGCGGGCATACTCTAACTGTGACTGATTGAATAAGACGCGCTCACGGGCATCTTTTTCTAATGCCCTTTGATCTCGCATGTCTTCACGCGCTTGAGTACGCTTACGATCTACAAGGGCTCTACCTTCGCCAAGCATAGCTAGTGAAGCTTTTGTTAGTCCTGCCTTGTTGAGCGCTTCAGCGGCAGTAAAGTATGATTGTGGATCGTTTTGGTTAATACCTTGAAATATGTTTTGCGCAGTCTCTGCTTGTTTTTCTTCAACTGTTTTTAGTCCTGCCGCTCGTGCAAGACCTTCAACCATCATTTGACCTGAAATATTACCTGCACCGGCAACTTGACCTAGCAAGCCACCCATCGTACCACCCATCTGACCTAACTGCTGTTGTTGGCGTTGGATGTCTGTAATACGCTGTTGTCTGATTTGAGCAGGATTTACGAAGAGTCCTGAGTAATCTAAAGCCATCGTAGTTCCTTAAGTCTGGTTGTATTTCATCAAACCTAAACCAAGATTCTGGTAAAGGTTCGCTTGGTTGAGCCCTGCCGCTAGGTTAGCCTGTGCAGCTCCTAAACCGCCCTGTAGTAATCCTGATGCCGCAGCTGCACCGGCCTGTGAAGCACGGCCTCCGAACTCTGCACCCATCGTCAGTGGCGACATACCAAGCTGTTCTACACCGAAGGCTTGTTGCATAAGACCAGTACCACGAGCAATTGCCGCGTCGATCTCTGCCTGTGATTGCTGTCTAGCCTGCATAGCCAATGCTTGATCTGCTAAGGCACGAGCCTTCTGCTGACCTAATACGTCAGGCTGATACATACCTCCTGCACCTGCACCGGCTGCCTCACCTGCTAAACGCATACCAAGGCGACCACTACCGAACATACGCTGACGTAGTGCGACATCTTCTTGAGCCCGTGTAGGAGCCATGACATCTTGCATCTCTTGGTAGTACTGTGCAGTTCGTTGCCCTACGTCCATACCAGTCGGTAGAGCACCTGCACCAAGCGTCATCAACTCATCGCGATACGCCTGCAATACAGGATCAAGAACATAACCGGCTTGTTGCGCGTCTTCGTCAAAGTAGCCTGTACCGAACCCTGTAGTGACAGTGTACGGCTTGAACTGCGACATCTCTGCAGCCTGTTCAGCAATGCTTTGCTGTGCGGCCGCTGCTTCTTGTGCGGCGCTTTGAGCTGCTCGACTGCCTAAGTAGCCTGCACCAAGTGTTGCCGCGGCTGTTAACCAACTCATTATGCTGTCCTCTTCCACATGTAGACAGTGATGTATGGCAATAAGTTTGTACTGCCAGTCTCACCAGTTGTTGTTACGTCCTTAACGCCACCTGTCTCTTCGACAGTATCAAAGTCTGTGTCGGTTGAATCTAAGCCTACCAGTACTTTACCGGCTCCGAAGGCTGTCCAAGTACCGAAGCCAAACTCAGTGCCTGGATTGGTAGACACTGTAGTTATACACAGTGATCCTACTGGATAGATCTTTTTGAGTCCGTTTGTGACAGCCGTATCTACGAAGGCTGTTGTAGCGACCTGTGTTGTATTTGTACCTGCACTGGCTGTTGGAGCCAATGGAGTACCTGTCAGTGTTGGACTGGCTGAGTCAGCTTTCGTACCGATTGCTGTAGCAATGGCGTTAAACTCATCGTCAATCTCTGTACCCTTCACGATCTTTGCAGCGTTACCAGAGGGTAGGGCATCCTTACTGGCAAAGTCTGTAGCTTTAGTATAGTCGGACATTAGTAGATCCTACCTCTCTTCACAAATATATCCATCTTTTGAATAGACAGCTCTGAGCCGTCTACATTGGCTTCAAAGCCAACTTGTAATACTTCGCCTGATCCACCGGCAGAAGCTCGTGAAGTCTCTGCAAGTGTTCCAGACTCATAGATAGCAACGTTGTACTCGTCTTCACCGTACTCTGAAATGGTCTTTGTAGCCAATACAGCAGGGTACGATTGGTACGCATCCGTGTAATCGAAGCCTGCCTTAAGTACAAAGTCCTGACCAGAGCCACCGATAACTGTTACAGCGATACGTTTGAGAATCTTGAACTGTGTCGAGTCACCGAAGTCAAAGTAGTTTGTGTAGTACTTAAGACGGAACTGGTCACCGTTGTCTGTGTAGCCATCGTACTTTGCAATACCGTCTGTCTGAGCCAGATAGAGCTCGTTAGGTAATGACAGCATGGCAGTCTGTGTTTGTGTATCCCAAATGGTTACACGAGCAGAACCATCCTGTAGAGGCTGTCGCATATCGAAGCAATACACACGCTTGTACGTTGGTAGTAGTAACAAGTAGAAAGCATTGTCTGATGAGTAGACTGAGCGAATCTCATCATTGTCTGTACCGGCTACATCACGTACTAAGTCATCTCGAACGTTCTTTGAAATGTCACGCATAGGTAGTGACTTCTCTTGAATCACTCGACCAAGTGTACGAAGACCGTCTTCAGACAAGAAGACAATGTCTGTACCAGTGTTACGAATGCTATCACGGGCTATACAGCCTACGCCTTGAATAACTTCAATTAGGCGTAAGGTAGCAGGATCTAGTGTCTCTTCGCTGTTTGTGTCACCAAAGATGACTAACGAGTTTTCGCAGAACACAATCAACTGACCGTTCTGAGCACCTAGCCCTACGATCTGATCAGCTCCTTGTGTAAAGATAGCTGTTAAGTCAATAGAGCCTGATGAGCCACTACCCCATGCTGCACCGTCTAAGAGGTCTGACCAGTACAGTGTTACCTTGTCAGTGGCTGTGTCAGCACACCAGAGGCGACCATAAGCGGATAGCACGACGTTTGCGTTAGGGACAGTACCAGAGTACGATGTCTCGTCTTCAACGTCTGTAATCGCTTCTGTGACAGCGTCGAATACCATCGGCTTATAGCTTCTTTGAAAGAAGTATGCCTTGTCATTGAGAGTAGCAACTGAAAAGTTTGAGTCGCTAATAGTGTTGTCTGTAGTTGGTGTGATCTCAGTAAGTGTTGTAGTGCCTTTGTAGAACGCACTGTCTGACCAAGACAGGATAGTCTCTGCACCTGTGATGTCAATGAAGCGGTGTAGCCCTGCAAGGTCTACGTCAGACGATCCAGAAGTTACGTATGACCAACCCTTACGAGCTCCTAATCGACCATACTTGTCAATGACGCAGTTGTCCGCTTGTAGAGCAAAACCTGCGGCAAGTGTAATCGAAGATTCCTGAGTGTTTAGTCCGAAGAAACCTGGAGCTGCAACACTAGAGCTAACAAGCTTTGCTGTCATGGAGTTGTCCAGATCGTCTCAGTTGGGTGCTTACTTGAATCTAAGGCAATAGCGTCGTTCCAAGCACGAGTAGCGGCTGCATAGGCTGATACGGCTGTTTGTCCGTTATCTTCGCCACGCTCTTCTACTGCCTTGGCATATGCTAAGAGCTGTACAGGCGCTACAGGCACGTAAAGCGAAGTAGTGTCCTCAGTCATTTCAGCAGTTCTAAGAATACAGTTGAAGCGTATCGTATATGCACCGTTAGGAATAGGATACAAGTCTACTTGAGAGTCATCGTCAAGCGACAACCCGTTAAACGCATAGTATGTGGGTGAGCCCTTTACAGGCTCAGTCAACAAAAACTTCTCGTTCATCCAAGACGAATCAGCTCGTTCAAGGAAGAGGTTGTCAGTATCGTTGATGACATCTAAGATGGTAATACGGTTACCAGAGCCATTGAGCTCATAACTGAAGATATCAGCAGTAGTATCCGTACTAAGTGTGGTTCGAAGTCCTGACCAGTTGTACGAGTCTTCGATCTCTCGTTTAGCGTCATTGACTAATACGCCTATGAGAGATGAGTACGCGTTTTCATCGACTGTAGAGACAGTGCGCTCACGAAGACGCTTCAGAACATTGTTTACGGTTTCAAGATAAGTTGCCATTCGATCTCTCTATACAGAATATTCTAGCACATTTTGTGCCAAATGTCAAGCATTACCACTTGACTTTGTTAGCCCAATATGCTGCTGACAGCTTACCGCGACTGATGTTCTTAGCATGTCTTGCTTTGAAGCTCCGTCTACGGGCTTTTTCAGCCTTTGTTTTTGGAGCCTTACCGGCCCCTGATACACCTTGTTGTCCAAAGCGGATTAGTTTGATTGTGTCGCCCTCTTTAGCCAACACAGCGTGTGACTTCGTAGGATGATTAGGAGTACGTTTAGGCTTGTTGTAGCCTGAGAAGCGCTCGCCTCGATATTCAATAGCCATTAGAAACTTCCTGAGTATCCGGTTGGGTCACTAGAGTAATCACTGCCTGCAGCGGCTTCAGCGGCTCCGGTTTCTGCACCGCCTCCAAAGTCACTACCACCACCTTCGCCAGTATTGTCAGTACCTAACTGTGCTAGTGCTTCGCGTACTTGTGTTGTAATGTCCTGACCAACACCTAAGTCTTGATCAATTAAGCTCTGTGAAAGCATTCCCATCGTCGTTGGAGCCAGATAAGTCTGTGGTACAGGTGTTAAGTTGGTAATATTGGTAATACCAGGTACGTTAGGTGCGAAGCCTGATGACAAGACTCCAGAGCCTCCGTTGTTCCGCATAGGCTCATCACCGCCAAAGATGTCGCTAAAGATTGATGTAACACTTGGAACCTTATCAAACAGATTAGGTTTATAGCCTGTAGATGTGAATCCTAAGTTCTGATCTGTTAGTTGTTGACTAAGTAGCTCTGGATTAGCACGGATAGCTTCTACTTGCTTTGGAGTGTACCCAAGGCTTTCGAGCTGTCTGTCTAGCGTACGATTTGCATCGTAGTCTGCTAATGCACCAATCGCCATACCTGGAATACCTAATAGACTTAGATTCTGTGCCATCGGATTAGCCTCACCAGTCAGCATACCGATAGCACGTTCAATCTTACCCTGTCGCAACGCTTCTTGCTCTGCTTCAGTCATAGGTCTTTCGTTGTCGTTACCGCCATCAGCAGTTTCACGAACTACCTCAACCCCTAGAGGCTGTGTTGTAATCTCTTGAGCTACAACGTCATCTACGGTCGGTGTATACTGACCAAGTAGCATACCGCCATGAAGTTGTTTGATACGCGCTAAGAAGTCTACGAAGCTCTCGCCAGACTGTCGCGCAAACGGATCTACTTCAGCCATCATCCACCCTGTATTACGTTGTGATGTTCAATTACAGAAACAAGTAAGGTAATGTCGTTGTTAGCGGCACATCGCCCGATAATCTTATCGCCTGCATTCATCAATACAAATGCATTGACCTCACCGCCTA